ATAAAATTGGTGCACAAATGGGTTCTGATGGGGTTATAACAGGTTCATATAATTCAAAATTATTAGCAAATGCAACAAATAGATATTGTTCCAGATATATACCTTTAGATAATGAAAAAAAACACTTTATGACTGAAATTGCAGATGTTGTTTTTGAACAATTTCCAGAATCGTTTAAAAATTCTAAAATATCTCCAGTCGGTATTATACCCTATTATTTAGATCCAAAATTAAAATATAGTCCCGGTATACCTTTTATTAGCCAATTAAATCGTCGACGTCAATTAAGAGAATTGGGATTTGAAGAGGGTCTAGTTAAACAATGTTTAGACAATTTACGAAATGGAATTTATCCCAATCAATTTTATCATGCTTTTGGTAAATCGCAAGTTGTTGATATCGAAAAAATTTTGGGAGGTAAAGACATTAGAACAGTAACCGCTCAAGATTTAAGTACTTATTTTATAGATCAAGTTATACAATTAGAACGAAATAAACGAATTACTTGGCGAACAACGGGCGTCGGCACGGGTATGATTTTAAATCAGAATATGTTCTATTTATTCCGAGAGTTAGAAGAATTTAAAACTAAAGGTGGTTTTTATGCCGAGTGTGATGCCACAGCATTTGATTCAACTCTTCCTCCAGCCGCTTTTCATGGGTTAGCTAGACTATCTCAGCGTTCTTTTGAAGATCACAAAAAAAGTCATGAGATTTTTTCAATCATGGCAGCAAAATATAATAAAATGCAAGACAGTTATATTTTTAATATTACAGAATATCCGCATGATATTTTTTCATTATCAGTTACTAATATGCCAACTTATACTTATTTATTGGATCAGTATCCTGATCGGTATATATCATATAATACGTATATACAAAACATTGATAATAGGGATTTCCTAGAAGATAAATTAGTTATTTTTCCGCCTGAGTCTCGACATAATCATCAATTACAATTTTTACTAACTGATAATTTATATCAGGTCCCACGAAAATTCAAAACCATGACTGAAAAATATGAAGTCGTTGATTATAGAAAATTTGAAAACGTTAGTAAGGCACAACAATATATTTTAAATGCTCCTTGTAATAAGTTATACATTGTTAATCATGATCATCTTATTAAACCTGGTGTAATACCGATGATAGATACTAATTATAAAATTAAAACACAACAGACTAAATTTAATAAATTAAATAAAAATATTGCTATTTGCTCATCAATTGGTACGG